GCCACTGGAAACCATACTTCTTACCATTGTCTCTCATCCACTGGTTTGCTTTTGAGTAGTAATCAATATCAATTGCCCAACCTTGTCCATGTGGTGACTGTCCTACAGGTGCAGGATTTATGGCGTTTTCATCGCCCGCGTCAGCTGCGTCTATTAATGCTTGTTGTTGTTCTGGACTTCTATATGATGATGTTACACTCATAGGTAAATTGATACCATCTTTAGCAGCAGCATTGACTGCTTTGTTCCATGCTTTTTCAGTAGATGGGTTCAATATAATAGGTCTACCATACATGTCTTTGGTAGGATCAGGTGCTTGTACACCAGACTGTTGCTGCTCTGCCTCTTTTTGACCTGGCAATACGCCCATATCTTTAGCAGCAAGTGTAGCATCTAGACCTACAGATATAGCAGTTCCAACGCCAGGTATTGTACCTGCGATACCAGATGCTGCTTCAAGCATTGCACCTTTAAAGTCACCTTTCATTAATCTTTGTCCTGCAAATAACAGTCCTGCACCTAGACCGACAAATGGTATCTTCTTTAATAGTCCTTTACCTAGTGCTTTTGCACCTACTTTTGCTATTGCTTTACCACCAACTTTTGCTGCAATTTTCTTAGCACCTTTCTTTAACAGTGCTGTTCCTGCCTTACTCGCACCTTTGACTAATTTTGTACCAGACTTAGCAACTTTACTCACAGACTTCATTCCCTTCTTACCAACAGCAAGAACATTTCTAATTTTCTTTCCTACCTTAGTTTTCTTTAGGAACTTTAGTCTCTTACCTAGTTTAAGATTTTTAAGTTTACTTAATTTTTTTAAGAAACTAAGTGGATTGTTTGATCCCTTTGTTGGATCTTGTTTTGCTTGTTTCTCTTCTTTAGGTGACATGGGTGCAGCACCCGCCATCTTCTGTCCACCCCACCAGTCTAGTGTTGATTTTAATCCGATCTTCTTAGCGGGTTTTGCTGAACCTGATATACCAAATATTGCTTTTAACTTCTGTGCCTCTGCCATGACACTGCCTCTGGCAGGGGATGCGGGCAACTGTTTTAAGAATCCTATAGAGGAACTAATAAGAACTGACGCACCTTCTTTGTATATCTCGTTTACTGCTTCTCCATAATTTTTGACAGGAGTTACTATCTCAGGTTCCTTTTCACCAACCTTTGCGATAGTTGGACGTTTTACCAGTCCACCCTCTGCTAGTTCTACTTCTACTTTATATGGTAAATTCTTTTGCTGTGCTACCTCTGGTATTACCTTCTCTATAGTTTTCTCTTCTACTACAGTCTCTTTTGTCTCCTTCTTCTTGATAGCATCTGCTGTTTTATATGTCTCTGTGCCACTTGCAAACTGATTATTAACATCACTAACAGGAACTGGTACAATAGCAGGTACATAATCACTAGGTGCTGCAACAGCACCACGAACTCCTGCAAATAATTCTTGCATAGAGTTCTTTAAAAAATTAGTGATTGCTCCTGTTTCCATTAGCGTCGGTTTTCCTCAGCGATACGGTCTCGTTCCTTTTGTAAGTGTTGTGCAAGCATGTTTACATACACTTCACGTTCCCAAGGCATCATATTTTCAATATCCGTCAAGCTATATTTATGGTGTTGTACCAGAGAAAAATTAGTTTGATAGAAGGTCATGATGCCCTCATGAAAGAGGGCTATACGAAAAAATCAGATAATCCTTCTAATACAACTTCATTCATAACTTTAGTCTTAGGGTTTTTAACCTTCAATACATGTCTAAGAGTTGGCATTGTCTCAAAAAATGATTGTATCTTTTCAAATTGATTGTTAGTTAACCCTTCCACCCATGCCTTTGACTCATCGAGAGAGTCAGCAGTAAAGTCATCCTCACCAACATATACTCTTTTGATGCATTTAGCCACAAGTTCGTATTCATCGACTTTTTCATCCATAAAGTTAATTCTGGTAAAATAATCTAAATCTGGATATTGCATTTCAATAGTTAGATCATCACCTAGTTTTATAATATTAGTGTGACCTTTGGGAAAATTGACTTTGATGTCATCAACCATAAATTTTACATCTACAGTCGTTTCTCCATCATCAGCACATGTAACTCTCATCTCAATCTCTTCACTGATTGATCTAGCACGTATTTGCAAGAACAAATACTCAATGTCAAACAAAGCAAGAGTTTTCATGTCCACCTTTGTAATAAGACATGCTTTTATAGTATTTGTAATAGCGTCTAATATTTGCTCTTGATCTTCATTCTCCATTGCCAAGATCAATACTTTTTGCTCCTTGACAAGAAATGGTCTATACTTTACTTTCTTCTTTGTAGAAGGAATTGTTAATGTATAGGTTGGCGTTGCAATCTCAGGTAATGCCATAATTTATAATTTCAGTATATTATATAGTAGGTCACATAGAATGCATTAAGTGACTATACTCATAGTAAAATCCCACTGTTACCTTAACGAGTTGTGCTGCTCCAGCTGAATATGGTATTGATGCTACTGTATATGGATATGCATTTACAAGTCTCGCGTTCCATGGATTAAAGTAGTCTTCTTTCTTCACGTTTCCATTTTCGTCCCGCTGCTCTTCTCCTGACCCTTTGAATTTTTCTAACTTGCTTATGAACATGTCACATGCATAATCCTCATAGTAATTAGATGCAAATGCTCTCTTATATGGTTGATCATCATAAAAGAACTCAGGATTACCAGCTACACCATTCTGTGTAAAGTCTTGCCATGCTCTAAAAAATTTCAATGGTAACGATGTTCCGTCCATGAAGAAACTTAGATCCAGTTCATTATATACTTTGGCAGTCGCCATCTTCTGTGTAATGCCTTTATGAACTGACTTAACATCAAATGCAGAGTAAGTTACGCCAGGCAACTGTATTTCATTGCATAGTAACTGCAAATTTAATTCATCACCGTTGTCAACTAGTTTTAGAAACTCATCACCAAGATTATCTTCAAAAAATTTACCTAACTTTTCTTTCTTGTTGAAGGAGAATTGATATAAGTTAGACGCAGAGATACCACCAGACTTGCCAATAGCCTGCATGAAATTCTGTACTCCTCTTGCGGTTGCCATAAATATACATATGGTTTGATATATGTATTTATAGTGACTTACAAAGGAAAATACCGAGTAAAGAATTATAAGAAGTATAAGGGTGATCCTACAGGTGTAGTTTATCGTTCTCTGTGGGAGAGAAAGTTCATGAAATGGTGTGATAACAACCCAAATGTATTGCAATGGTGGTCAGAAGAACTTGCTATACCATATAAAGATCCAGTTCAAAAGAAGTGGCGTCGTTATTTTCCAGACTTCTGGATGAAAGTGAGAGAACAGAATGGTGATGTAAAATCATATCTTATAGAGGTAAAACCTAAAAGACAGGTCGAAGGTCCTAAACCTCAAAAAAAGCATACTAAGACTTACCTAAGAGAAGTTTATGAGTATGCAACAAATAAAGCAAAATGGGCAGCTGCCAATGACTATTGCAACGACAGACTCTGGGAATTCAAACTCGTCACAGAACGAGAACTCAAGGTTTGATGACTTAGTAGAAAGACTCAAAGGTAATAAAATATCAAACTCACAGTTGAGAGACGAAATATTTGGTATATTGTTAGATGATGCTACTGATTCACCAAGCACAGGTAATTACTATACATTTGAATATGATCCTAAATTTGCAGACAAATTGAAGGAATGGGATCAATATCCACTTGTATATGCTATGGAATACAAGAAGAATAATCTAATTGGTGCAAATATACACTATATACGTGGCACAAACTCACGATTAAAGGCACTAAATAATAAAAGGTTTCCTAAACGAACTTTACGACAATACATTCCAAAGAATGCAGACCGCATCTTTTTTGAGATAAAGGAGGATGAAGTGCAACTACTAAGCACACTACCTATAGAAAAATTTCATCGTAACAGATAATGGCTGAACAACAAAATACAGTTATTGAATATCCAGTTGGTCTTTCAGAAATACCTTTTGCTTCCTTTCTACAGATAGAGAAGTATAGTTATGATGAAGCACAGAAAACTGTTGCAAGAGAACAAAATGATGCTCTTGGTTCAATAAACAGAAGTCAGTTAGGTAATGCGATTCAACTTATAGGTGATGCACAGGAAATTGCATATGCGTCTGGAGATTTTTCTGAAGGACAAGATGAAAGATTTAATCAATATTACACAGCAGCAAACCGTAAAGATAGTAAATTATTTTCTGGTGGACAAATTAATATATACGATCCTAATGTAGATAAAAGTATAGTTGTAATAGTAAATGGTGAAGAAAAAACTGTAGGTCAATTACTACAGGAAAAGCAAGAACTAAAAGATAGACAAAACAAAGGTCTAATGTCTAAAAAATGCATGTTACCTTTGCCTAATGAGTTTCAATACAAGTATGGTGCAGACTGGAATAATGAATTTAAGTTAGGAACACTAGCACTTGCAGCAGACGATGCAGGAAGATTTCTTGCAACAACTGGAGCTGGTGCTGTAATTGGTGGTGGAGGTAGTGCACTTGCACAATATCTTAGTAATCCAGTAACAGGCGGTCCTCAAAAACAAGTGCTAAAATCTCTTGGTATTGATCCCACTAAAGTTGTTCAAGGTGCTGCAGGAGGTGCAGCGACTGCTGCCAATCTATACGGTGTCAATAGTCAACTTAATCCTACAAACCTTGCAGGGTTAGCAGGACTAGCACCTAATGAAAACTCTATACAGTTCTTCCAAAGAATGCAGGGTAGGCAGTTTAGTTTTAGATTTGAATTAGCAGCAAGAAATAAACGAGAAAGTAATACAATAATAGAGATAATTGAATGGTTCAAACGTGGTATGCATCCTGGTGCAAAGCAAGGTAGGGGAAGTGCAGTCTTACTTACATTTCCAGATGTGTTTGTATTATGTCCAAAGTTTGTTCAGTGTGATGAATCAGGTAATCCTGTAGGAGATCCAATACAACATCCTATGATGCCTAAGACTAAGATATGTGCGTTAACCAACTTGACAATAAACACTACACCATTTGGTCAATTGCAGACAGTGTTTGATGGATCTATTCCATTAGTGACTATGGAGTTGATGTTTATGGAAACAACAAAACTTACACGTGTCGATATGGAAGGTGCTACTTATACAGACGAGAAAGCATCAAGAGTTGTTGGTATCAGAACATCAGAAGGTGGTTTTGTTACAGATCCAGACAAGAAATTTACAGGAGTGGTGACTTACTAATGTTAAAACGACTTCCCGATTTATTCTATAATTTTTCGTCAAGACCTCTTGACTCAGATTATCTGCTTGTCAAAAATATATGGCGACGTGCACAGATCCTTGTAGAGTATAAATCAGAACTTACTTTGTTTACAGAACAGAATGTTAGAGATGGTGAACGTCCAGAGGATGTTGCAACTAGATTATATCGGAATCCATTTTATAACTGGACTATACTTGTTATCAATGACATTACAGATGTATATTCTCAATGGCCACGATCAGTAATACAATTGCAAGAGTTTATAAATGAAAAATATGATAATCCTATGGCAACAAAGCATCATGTAACTACAGAGGTTAAAGATGCTAATAACAATATAATTGTTCCTGCGGGTAAAGTTGTGCCATCTAATTTTCAAATTGCATATTACAACGGATCTACTACTGTTACATCTACACCTGTAGTATCAGTAACGAATGCACAATTTGAGACAGAATTGAATTCAAAGAAACAAAATATACAAGTAGTTAAACCAGAACTAGTTGAAGATTTTGTATCGACATATTATCAGATAGCAAATAAAGGCAAGAATCAAATATCAGTAACGTCAGCAGCAGATATAACAATGGATTAAAAAAGGGGTCGTATGACCCCTTTACTATTAGTCGTCTTGTGCTAGTTGAGCAAAGTACGATAACGTATCCTGTTCTGGTGCAGCAGATGGTGCTGTCGTGGCAACTGGTGTTGGTGTTTCTGCCTCTTCTTCAAAGACTTCTTCATCCAATGGTTTTGAGTAGTTACCCTTCAATGTAGACTCAAGACGTTGCTTAAGTTCTTCATATGATTTGAACTGGTCATCAGCAGTAAATGCTGCTAGACTGTGCTCTTCTTTCCAGATTGCTTCCAACTCTTTGTCACTAAAATCACCTAGTGTAGATGACTCAGCAAACTCAGACTTGTCGTAGTTCCAAAATCCTGCAACTCTTGTGATCTTGAGTTTGAAGTCAGCACCCTTCCAGAAATCGAATGGGTTTACTGGTGTTTCATCCTCAAATGCGGGTTGCATAGATTCCATGATCTTATCAAAGATTTTCTTACCAAACCTGTATAAGAATACCTTACCTTCGTTTGAAGGATTTGCACTATCCTTAACAACGTAGATGTTGCTGTAATAGTTTAACTTACGCTTTTGCTTGCGTGCTTGATCTCTTTGAGGAGATCCCTCTGCTCCTGCGTTCCATAGTTCTCTGTTGAGATCGGAAACAGGATCTTTCTTACCTAAAGTTGTCAAGGAGTTCTCGATATACCAACCGCCAGGTCCTTGGAAGGCATGACTCCAAACTTGTGCCCATGGTAGGTCTTCACC